TAACTTTAACGTCTACTACTCAGGTCAACGCATGCTAGGTGTGGCAAGTGAAATCACGCTGCCAACGCTTAATGCAATGGTGCAGACCTTGAGCGGCGCAGGAATGGCTGGCGAAATTGAAACGGCTAACCCTGGTCACTTTGGACCGATGCAAGTAGAGATTACGTGGAAAACTGTAATTGATAGATTGTTCACGCTGGCAAGATATCGCGGCGCAACGCTTACTTTCCGCGCATCACAGCAACATATCGATTTTTCTACAGGAGAAGCCGTACACCGTGGATTAAAAGTCACAGTAAAAGGATCCCCGAAAAGCATCGAGCTAGGTAGATTATCCGCTGGACTATCTACGGATAGTAAAAATGTTTTAGAGGTATCGTACATTAAGATTGAGGAAAACGGCGTGGAACTACTGGAATTAGACAAGTTAGCTATGATTTATAAGCTAAATGGTATAGACCAGCTTGAAACAATTAAGTCACAACTGTAACAAAAACGCGAGGAGGCGTATTGATTTGGAATACAAAATAGACTTTGATGAGCCGTTTGAGTATGACGGCAAAAAGTATGAAAGTATAGATTTATCGGGAATAAATGATTTGACCGGTGAGGACGCTATAAACATTGATAATGCATATAGATACAACGGTGGCATGCCGATGCCCGGCATGGAGCAAACGGCCATGTATGCATTTATTGTGGCGGGTATCGTCTGCGATTTAGAGGATACATTCTTTAAAAAGCTAAACTTTAGATATGCAACGCAAATACAATCGATTGTTTCTATGCATTTTTTTTCAGCAAAGATCAGGTCACGCCTAGCGCGGAAATTACAAGAGCCTGCATCCACCTCGCAAGAGCAACCTACACCGGATTAGATTACTACCTATCACAAAAAATACCACGAATCAGATGGTTGTGCGAGCAGGTCAAGGAGGCTTTAGACGATGGCAAGTGAACAATATTATGACTTTGTTATGCGGTTTAATGCGCAGACGGAGGGCATCCGCTCTGGAATGTCCGGTATAACCAGCTCCGTAAACACTCTGTCCGGTACATTGGTAGGACTAAAGGCCGTGGAGTGGGCTGGCGCTATGATAAGCGCAGCAAAAGACGTGGCGATGGAAATGGTTGAGATAGGCAAAGAAGCCGTTAAAATGGCGGATGAATTAGATGCTGCCTCTCGACAACTTACGGCTGCTACCGGTGGATCCGTCGAAGACTTAAACGCAAACTTGAAGGTTATAAATGAGATATATGGAAACAATTTTGGAGAAACATTTGAAGAAGTGGCGCTTGGGGTTGGAGCGGTCAAACAGGCGTTTCGAAGCCTGAATGATGAAGGGCTTGTGGATGTCACGGAGCAAGCGTTGACGCTCCAGGATGTTTTTGAGTATGGAATACCGGAACAGATGAACGCCATTAAATCACTTACTAAAACGTTTGGCGTGAGCACTAATGAGGCATTCAATCTTATCGCTCAAGGGTCTCAATCAGGCGCGAACAGCGCCGGTGATTTACTGGAGCTAGTAAATGAATACGGCATACATTACAAAATGATGGGCTTGAGCGCGTACGACATGATGAATACATTTGCGCAAGGTGCGGAGGATGCTGTATATCAGATTGACTATGTCGGGGATGCTGTAAAAGAGTTCGGTATCCGCTCAAAAGATGGTTCCAAAGCATCGGCAGAAGGTTTTAAAATTCTTGGACTTGATGCGGAAACTGCTACAAAAGCGTTTGCGCTGGGCGGCGATGAAGCCTACAACATGTTTAGGCGCGTTATATCCGGGCTTGATGACTTAGATAATAAGGCTTTGCGTGAGACTGCAGGCGTAGCGTTGTTTGGGACCAAGTTTGAGGACTTGGGCGCTGACGCTGTTATTGCCATGGGCAAGTTAGAGACGCGTATTGATGGATTTAAGGATTCCCTGGGAGAGATTGGGGAAACGAAGTACGGCAATCCATTCGCACGACTGCAAGCAATGGGGCGCGACTTCTGGAAAGAATTTCATGAGGATATTGTGATACAAGACTTTCCGGCGCTACAAGAATTGATGGACGAATTTGAACTGCAAATGCCTGAAATAAAGGCGCAAGTCAAAGAGGCCTTGCAAGAGGTGAGGGAATTTTTTTCCGGCAATAAAGAAGAAATAAAAGAGATAATAGGGAAGCTTCCAGAAATGACAGCGGCGGTTATAGAGAGCGTTAAAGCCATCATAAACGCAACGAAATTTGCTAATGATTATATCTTTGGAGTAAGTGGCTATAAGCGTATGATTAGTGATGCGGGGCTTGAGATTAACCCTGGTTCGCAAGCGCCCAACGGAAAAGATGTGCCTGGTGCATTCGGTGGCAAAGGTGGCGGTGGTTTTGGTGGATTTGCGAGCGGCACAGGATTTGCACCAGGGGGGCTTGCTATGGTCGGGGAGCATGGGCGCGAACTAATGGGCGTGCCGCGCGGGAGTCGAGTACATACCGCGGGAGATACCCGGAGCATGTTGCAGGGACTAGGTAACAATTCAGGCGGCACGAGTCTCACGGTTAACCTATCACTACCATCGGATGCAAGTCAACAGCAAGTCAACAGAGCATCATTGATGACCAAAAAAGCGTTTGGATCCATGCTCGATGAATTAGTAAATAATAAAAATAGAGTATCATTTGGATAGTATGGAGGTGCGCGGTGTACACAACTGAACAGGGTGACACTTGGGATAACATCGCATATAAAGTGTATGGACCCGATCTGTATATATACGCAGTAAAGCCGCTCATGATGGCTAATATGCGAATGGAGCCAACGAGATTAAGCAGGTTGCGTAACGTCGCTCCCGAGTTGAGCCTATCTGCATCATCCGGGTGGAATGCGACGGGTAGTGGGTCGACGGTGGGGATTGTTAGCAATGTGTTCACGTCCACAGGCACAGGCGCGACTTCGTTTCCGTACTCCCGGTCTGTCTTACATTCTTTACTTGCCGGGAACACGTACTATATCCGGTGCAGAGTCAGAGCTCTAAATTCGGATTGCACACAAATAACCATGTGGCACGCTAACGATCCGACTACGGTTTCCAACTCATTTACCGTACCTTCTCCGGCGATTAACGCGTGGAATGATATATCAATGCTGCTGGAAATAGCCATAACTGGCAATTATTTCATTCAAATTGGGCACGCGTATCCTGATACGTCAACCGCTAATGGGGCTCAGATAGAGGTGCATGACAGCGTTGGAGTGTTCAACATCACGTCTGATTTTTCTGGAGAAACTGCGCCTACACAACTCGAATTAGATACCATAACGAGCGAATATTATAAAATAAAAACAACATATATAGGCGCTAATGGGGTTGTGGATCCTTATGGGGACTTAGTATCAACCGTTATTTTTAGTTCTGGGATATCAATAATCACGCCGGAAATCACTGAAGAAAACACAGCGCCACAACCTCCATGGAGGGATGCATCATGAGCGATTCCAGGCGCGTTAACCTGCAAGTATCCTATGACGGCGTAGATATATCGGCTGACATAACGCGCGACCTTACAGCGTTCTCGACTACGGACAACGCATCTGGATCCGCTGACGATGTATCTATACACCTGCATGACAAAAATGACTTATGGATAAATTCTTGGCGACCTCAGGAGGGTGCGCAGATTGAATGTACCATTAATCAAATTGGATTCGCCTCCTCGCGAAAAGCACTCTCTTGTGGGCGCTTTATTATTGACACAAACCAATTTTCTGGACCGCCGACAACGCTTATAATTGGAGCCGTTGGCATGCCGTCGGCTGAGGGTTTTAAGGGCACTAATAGAAGTAAGACGTTTGAAAATGCAACGGTTGAGCGCATTGCAAAAACCATAGCTGACCGGTACAGTCTGCTATTGATATATGACACAGCGATTAATCCGACCGTTAAATACATCGAACAAAGCCGTGAGCCAGACTCTAAGTTTTTGCTCGGGGTGTGTGATAAATACGGCCTTATGCTTAAATTACATAATGACAAGTTAGTTATTTATGATGAAATGACCTACGAGATGAAGCCGTTTGTAAGATTAATCGGTATGAAAGATATCACAGATTGGACCTACAGTAGTAATATTTGGGATGCTGGATACACCGGATGCCGGATATCATACAAAAACCCTGACAGCAAAGATGATCTAGAATATACGTTTGAATATGGTGATGGAAAAATATTAGAAGAAAGCTCGTCGGTTGAAAGTATTGCCGAAGCTGAGATTGTAGGAAAGGCAAAATTGAGAGAGAAAAACAAAGAATTTACAAAGGTGGTTTTAGATATGCCGCTGGATTTGGATTTGCTTGCAACTCAGACGGTTTATCTATCTGGTGACTTTGGATCGATTGAGGGCAAGTACTTTATCGACACCAGGACGCACGATATCGGCACAGGATCCACCACAACGGTATCAATGCATAAGGTGATTGAGGGTGGTTATTAATGCTGAGGGTGGGCGATGTATCGAGCGTAAATTATGAAAACGGAACTGTGAGAGTAGCATTTTTTGATATGAATAACATTGTATCGTCTGAAATACCAATGCTTTCCAATGAATACAATATACCCGATGTCGGCGATACTGTTGCATGCATAATGTATAACCACGGCAACTCAAAAGGTATATGCTTGGGAAGTTTTTACAATTCAAGCAATAAAGACCCGG